GTTAGGTCCTTGTAAACCCTGCGTACCTTGTAAACCTTGTGTTCCTTGCGCTGCAATACTTCCTTGGATACCTTGAAGACCTACATCTCCTTGTAAACCTTTTTCACCTTGTAGACCTTGAGAGCCTTGTAACCCTTGAGTACCTTGTAGACCTATTAAGCCTTGCGTACCTTGTAAACCAGTTTCACCTTGAAGCCCTTGTAAACCTTGAGAGCCTTGAGTTCCTTGTAAACCTTGTAGCCCCTGTGCCCCCTGTAAACCAACAGTTCCTTGTGCACCTTGAATGTTTCCAACGTTTGTCCACTGAGTCCCTGTCCAAACATATAAAGCACCATTAACAAGATAAGCATCACCAGTATTACCTGTTGGGTGAGCCGCAATTAATTCTGCATAAGTGTTATATCCACCAAGTACGTTGATACCAGTACCGATAGGTCCCTGAACACCCTGTAACTGTGCGTACCCAAATCCTTGCAAACCTTGCAAACCAAGAAGACCCTGTGTTCCCTGTAAACCCTGGGTTCCTTGTAAACCTTGTAGACCTTGGACTCCTTGCAGACCCTGCGAACCTTGCAGTCCTTGCGTACCTTGGGTACCGTCAGTTCCTTGATTACCTTGAGTTCCCTGAACGCCTTGAGTTCCCTGGGCAGCAATACTTCCCTGTATACCTTGGAAACCTGTTGTACCTTGAGTACCTTGCGCACCAGCTCCTTGCGGACCTTGGATACTTATACCGCTAACACCTTGAACACCTTGGCGTCCAGTGAAACCTTGTAAACCTAAATCACCTTTATCGCCTTTAAGTCCTTGCGTTCCCTCAAATCCTTGCAAACCTTGAAGGCCGTAGAAACCCTGAACACCATTGAACCCTTGTGCACCCTGTGAGCCAGTGCGCCCTTGTACTCCATCATTTCCACTAGTTCCTTGTAAGCCTGCTGCGCCTTGCAAACCTGCGGCGCCTTGTACGCTTGCTCCCTGCATACCTTGAGCAGCAGCTGCTCCAGCAATACCTTGTGCGCCTTCGTAGCCTTGTATTCCCGCACCTTGAGTACCTTGTGTGCCTTGCACACTTGCGCCTTGCACACCTTGATTACCTTGTTGACCAACTTGTCCTTGTATACCAATAACACCCTGCACACCTTGTACACCTTGAATGCTGGGTCCTTGTAATCCTTGGCGACCTTGAACACCTTGATTACCTAATAAACCTTGTGTTCCTGTAAGGCCTTGCATACCTTGCTGACCAGAAGGCCCCTGTACGCCTTGAATTGCGGCGCCCTGTAAACCTTGATTACCTTGTACACCAAGAGGCCCTTGTAAACCTTGTGTACCCTGTGCCTGATTAAAACCTCCACCTTGTAAACCTTGTGGTCCCTGAGAACCAACAACTCCCTGCAGGGCAGGGTTAACTGTAATGTTAGTTTCTTGTACAGCTTGAACTGAAGGTGAGTTAACTGATATTACAATTGGTTGTCTAGGGACAACAGTAATACCCTGAACAGAACAAGTACAGCTAGGGTAACCGCAAATTACACAATTAGTCAACGGTCACCTGCTGTGTCGTAAACACCTGACCTTTAATGTATGTCATTTGGTAGTCAGGGTCAGACGCAGCAGTTGCCTGTAAATCCCAAAACGCACGTACAGGCATATATTTTGTAGCACTACTTGTAAGCGATAGCTTAATCTTACTCAATGTAGATGAGGTAGAGATAGTAGTTACCGTAAAGGATGCATACGAGACTGGTGCATTTGGGTAGGTACGTATTTGCGCCTTAAACGTTAAAGCTGATGTATTAAATGGGAAGTCAAACTCAATTTCAAATGAGTCACCTTGATACAAAACCATGTCATAGTTTTGAGCTGTAGTAGGAAGGGGCTTGCGTCCATTTAAATCATTTGAAATGTATACGCGTTCTGGCCTTCTAGCATCATCAATCTCTTGAGGCATGTAAATAGGTACAAGCTTATTGGTAGTACGAGAGACACGGCGAAGCGTTCCCATCTCAAGCCGCCACAAACCAATGTTAAGTGCGGAACACAATTGCTTATACTGGTCCCACCGCTGGGTGATAATCCCAGTCAACTGTGCATATCGCTGAGCGCGTGGGATTACAACCCCATCAGGCGCAGTGATATTGATGTCAAACGCAGCATCCGTAGCGAGCGCCCAAAGCGCTTCTATAGTAGCTAGGATGGCGACTGGGTACTCTTCAACCGCAGGAATCGATGCGATTGTCACCGCACTGCCATAGGCGTCCGTACGGTTGTATGTGTGTTGAGTTACCGCAGTGTCAACAAATCCACAAATGTCAGCGTCTAAAAAGTAACGATTAGCTACACCTTCAACTTTAATAGCCGTGTTATTACCAGGAGCTGAGGTAAAACGAATGATGCCTTGGTCACCTTCAAGGCTATAGTCTGTTGGGTAGGCTCTAGCTACACCGTTAACTGTGACATATAAATTAGTAAGTTCAACTGGTTTTGTATTTAAATAGAAAGCTTTTGTAACGCCGTCGCCAGTTGCTGAAAATGTAAACTGCTTAGGTGCATCACCTAGTTCTAGACGCACTCGTGAGACTAAGTCTGCCAGTAGGGCCACGAATTACTCCTCACCTTTTAGACTAACTACATAGTCGCAGTTTTTTAATGAAAAATCTCTACAAACGAGAAAGCGGGCCCGAGAGCCCGCCCCCTGTTTATAACTGTTATTAAATTACCCCTGCTAAATAGCCTTTTTCCTTAAGGTGTTGGGCTACTTGCTGAGTTACTTTGTACTTCTGACCAGCTTTGAAGTTGTAGTTGTTGCCTGCACCAAGCGTCATATTTTCAATGTTTTCAATGACACGGATTTCAACTGAGTTGTCTTCCTTGCCAATAGTGATTACTTCATCAACAATAACTGTTTGACGGTCTGGCTTTGTTGCATCAATTACTTCTGTTTCAAGCTTTACAGCTGCAATAGCAGATGCCATAGACATCTCATTTGCACGTTCCTGCATAGCTTCTATATTGTCTTCTAGTTGCTGCTCACGCATACGACCAGTTACATCGGTAGGCTTCTTTGTTGCCATTTGCATTCTCCTAATTAGTGACTGTGGGTTGGGTGTAGTGGGGCAAGAGTGTGGCCCTGTTTCAGGCCTTGCTTAACCTTGCCCCACCACTATTAAGTTTTTAGTTGGTCTCTGCAATAATTACAGACTGGTCAGTGATTAGACCAAGTCCGAAGATTGAGTACCAAGCAAGTGCATGCTCACGACCGAAGTCAAGAATACCGCCATCGCGGAGTTCGACTGGAAGAGAGATTGCGTGACCGAATGCGTTATCTCCAATGAAGATAGCTGAGTAGCGGTCAGATGCACCATTACCTGTGTATGTTGCAGGAGTTGTGTAACCTCCACCTGCGGCAACTGTTGGGTTAGCAACAGCTGTGTCAGCTGAGTAACCTGCACCAGCGCCACCAGCAACCTTGAGAACCTGTGTGGTCTCAATGAATACTGTGTCGTATAGACGGCCGATTTCACCTAGCATGAAGTTACCTGGAGCTGCGTACTTTGTGACTTCAATAAATTCTGGATTGTCACGAAGCTTACGGCTCTGGTGTGGGTGAATGAAAGCAACATAGGTCTCACCAAGGCGAGGGATGTTCTTGGTTGCTAGTGTTTCTACAGCATCCTTAACAGTGTGAGGTGTCAAGTTAAACGCACCAGTCATAGAAGCACGGTTTGTACCCTTTGTGCCATCTGCGTACCAGTTGTTAACTGCTGATAGGTTTGAGCGGTCTTCACCATAGATGGTTGAAGTTGCTGCATATAGTGTGTCGCGTGATAGCTGGTCTAGATAGATAGCCATGTTACGACCAAGAAGACGTGAGGCTGAGGCCATTACGTCATCAAATGAAGCGTTAAGCAAGAGCTCTGAAACAGCAAGAGCATAACCATGCTCTGATACTGTGATTGAGAACTGCTGTGCTGTTAGCGCGTTTGTCTGCATACGAACACCTTCGACGAGGCTTGAAGCAAAGCCGAGGTTGTTGTAACGCATGAAGTTAATCTGAAGACCAGGAGCAACACCTAGCTCTGTCTTCTTTACTGCGAATTGCTCAAAGCGAAGGATTGGCATGGCCTGGAAAAGAATTTCCTTTGACCAAATAGTCTGAATCGCTTGAGTCAACTGTGTGTTGGTACCTGAGTATGCGGTAGGTGCCGCGGCGAGATTGCCTGTACCTGTAATGCTTGATGCCATTTAGCTATGACTCCTTGTTAGATTTTGGGTTAGGGACTTAACCGAACATGCCACGAGACTTACCACGAGCGTTGTCGCTCATGAGTCGGTCCCTATATTTTGCGTAATCATTCATAGACATTGCCGCAATTTCTTGAGGCGTTAACGAACGTTGCTCCGAATTAGTTTCCAGTGGTCCAGCGGGAGGAGCAGAGATGCTCGTTCCCTTCATTTCTTTTCTGGCGTTCTGCATTGCAGTCTGCGCAGATTCAAGAATACTTGCTGAACGTTCCTTCAATCGCTCTACACTTTCAGCGAGTTCTTCACGGGAGTTACCCTGAATGAAATCAACTAACTGTGGAATGATGTTTTCACGTTCTTGTTCAATAACTTGCTGACGATAAGCTTGAAGGTCTGCATAGGTCTTCTCGCGCTCCAGAAGAGCGAAGGCTCGTTCGCGTTCTTGACGCTCACGCTCCAACTGCTCCTGCAACTCTGACAATCGAGCATCTGCATATGATTTGGAATCTAGTTCCGACAATGCCTCTGCCTTTGCTCGCTCTGCTTCTGCTTGCGCATTTGCATTACGACGAGCTGCTTCTTCTTCTTTTTCTTTTCGTAAAGAGTTAAGCTCTTCCTTTAGACTTTCAATCTGAGGGTAGAGCTTGTCTTTCTCCTGAGAACGAACTTTTGCTAAATCTTCGTCTGTATAGAACTTAGACTTAACGCTGTCCGTAGTAGTAACAGTCGGCGCGTCAACGCCCGACACATTTACGACTGGAGCGGTATTAGCTTCTGCTTCAAAAGCAGCAGCCATGTTTTCTGCAGTTTCCATGCTTATACATCCTTTGTATTCTAGGGGTCGTTTTCCGAATGCCTTGCGGCGTAGCACATATGACCAAACGTTGTATTACAAGTTAATTTTCTCTATCCCTACGTAAAATTACAGCCTAAACTGCTTTATTTTTCGTAGCCTTCTGGAACTCTCCTTTGTGGTAGTTGGGTTCC